TTTGGGTAATGCAGGTTCGACTCCTGCGCGGAGTGATCAGGTTTGCGCGAACCTTATAACTATTAACTAAGCATAAGAAAGGAGTACACATGTTAGAGTACACAAACGAAGAACTCGGAAAGATTAGAGTAGAAAAGATTGCACTTAATCCATTTTTCTACGCAATTGATATTTGTAGAATCCTTGGCAAAGAACATAATTCTGCCAAATATACACGTGAATGCGCAGCAGATCACATTAAGCAAATCAAGGATGCAAAAAAGCGCAAGGTAAACTTAATCGACATTGACGGAGCTATCAAGATGTGTGACAAAAGCAATGCTGCTACAGCAAAAAATCTCAGAAACTTGCTACGCAGAATACACTACGATGCAACGTATCTGGAGCCAGCGCAGGACGGTAAGATTTCAATTCATTCCTGTAAAGAAAAGCAGGTAGAAGAAAAGCCAGTAGAAGAGATTCCGCTTGCCAAAGCTAATAGATATGTCGCCAAAGAACCTATTTTGATGGAAGAAGTAAAGCAGGAACTAGAAGAGCATGAAGAAATCAAGGAGGAAGAAACGATGGAATCAAACGCAATGAAGATTTTTCATAATTCAGAATTTGGAGATATCAGAACGGAAGTTATCAACAACGAGGTTTGGTTTGTTGGTAAGGATGTTGCTGAAATTCTTGGATATGGCAATACAAGAGATGCACTAGGTAAGCACGTTGATGAAGAGGACAAGAATACCGTCGCAATTTACGACGGTATTAAAGGGAATCCCAATCAAGTAGTCATCAACGAATCTGGTCTTTACAGCTTAATCTTATCAAGCAAACTTCCGTCCGCAAAGAGATTCAAGCACTGGGTAACGTCCGAGGTACTTCCATCAATCCGTAAGACTGGAAGTTACCAGAAACCAGATCAGGCAGCAGAGCCGTTGAACACCTTTGAACAGATTAGATTGCTTGCCACTGGTACAACAGAGCTTGCACAGCAGGTTACACACCTCAGTGAAGAGGTAACAGAGCTGAAAACAGATATGCCGCTGTATGGATGTGAGATTGATGAGGTACAGCAGCATGTAAAGCGCAAGGGTGTGCAGTGTTTAGGCGGTAAGGACAGCGAAGCATACGCAGACGGCAGCATCAGAAGCCAAGTGTATAAGGATATCTACAGCCAGTTGAAAAGAGAGTATGGCTGTGTGAGTACCTACAAGAGTATCAAGCGTAAGTATATCGCAGATGTACATGATTTCATCGACTGCTATCAGCTTCCGACAGTACTTGAGGAGCAGATCACGGCAGCTAACGCACAGCAGAGATTGTTTTAAGGAGGAAAAAATGATGTTAAACGAGATTAAAGAGTATTTCAGCGACAAGCAGCGTGAGGCATTGCCACTTATCATCACCGAGGCGGCAACCCTGCCGAGCAGCTATAGAACATTCTTGCTTGGTTATACCTCAGGTATGGCAGATGCAGCAAGACTTGAAGTAATGCGCCAGGCGAAGAGGGAAGCAAAATGAAGGTGATTTGGCAACCCACACTAGAAGCAGAAAAGCTTGTAAGTAATGCAGAGAGAGCATTACAGTGCCAGATTTCAAGAGGATTCAAAGCGCGACTTGAGAAGGAAGCGAAGCGTGAAAAAATTCTTGATGCAATTGCTAAGGGCATCTCAGACCTGATTCTTGGCTGTGTTATCTTTGGCAGCTTGGCAATAGCATTATACTTTGGTTCAAAATAAGGAGGATAAAAAATGAGTAGCGTTACAGGATATGTTTTTGAAGGAATAGATGGCAAGATGCACTTTAGCCTTGATATCGCAGACCCAAAGTTAATTGCAAAGCTTCGCGTATATCTTATTGATGCTGTTAGCTTTGCGATGAAGCATTCAGATTACGAACAAGCAGAAGCGTATTTGCATGATGCAAATCACCTTCACAACTTGATATCAGAGGCAGTAAGAAAGGGTGAAGAGAAAGCAGAAGCAGAAGCGGAGGCAGAAGAGAAAGCAGAAGCAGAGGCAGAAGAGGGAAGCGAGGTAGAAGAGTAATGGCATTTTCACTGTACGAAATCAATTCACAGATTGAGCAGGCATGGGGCGCAGCAGTAGACCCTGACACAGGAGAGATCATCAACGAGGATGCATTGCAGGAGCTTGAACAGCTTGGAATGCAGCGAGAGGAGAAACTTGAGAATCTGGCATTGTTTTACAAGAATCTTTCGGCAGAGGCAGAAGCTTTGAAAGCCGAGAAGATGCGCCTTGCAGCACGTCAGGCGGCAGCAGAAAAAAAGGCAGAGGGTGTCAAAAAGTACATTGAAGCGTCTATGGATTCCGCAGGGGGCGAGAAGATCAAGACAAGCAAGGTTGCCATTGGTTGGAGAAAGTCAGAAAGCGTCCAGATCAATGCAGGGGCATTCCTGCCTGATGAGTACCTTACCTACAAAGAGCCAGAGCCTAATAAGGCAGCAATTAAAAAGGCATTAAAGGCAGGTACTTCCATTGATGGTGCAACACTCGTTACCACAAATAATATTCAGATCAAGTAAAGGGGCTAGATCACTTAAATATATCATTCTAGGAGTATAGGCAATGAATAAAAGACAGAGAAAGAAGCAGTTCAAGAAGCTTCACGGCATGAACCCGAAGCAGTACTTCCTTGAGAAAGCAATGCCAGAAATCATAAAAATTGTAGTAGATGTAGCTACTGCTATGGTTAGAGTATTGTGTGAGCTTAACGGTACTCTTTGGGAAATTGCCAGAGTACGGATGGCAAATGCTAATCTGCTGAAAAACCTCACAGAGCAGCGAAAGCAGGGGAAGAGAAAGAAAGGAAAATGGAGTAAATGAAATTTAGAGCATTGACAGCGGATGATGTGGAAGTTCGCATTGCAACCGTAAAGAAAAGTGGTGTATCACTCCTGCTGTATAAAGATGCAAGAGTAGATCAGAATATCTTAGATGATACCGTAGGAGCTGATAACTGGCAGAAGAAATACGAGATCATTGGCGGCAACCTCTTTTGCAGTGTTGGAATCCGCACATTACATGAAGATTCGCAGGAGCGCGAATGGATTTGGAAGCAGGATGTAGGTGTAGAGAGCTACACCGAGAAAGAAAAGGGACAAGCTTCGGACGCTTTCAAGAGAGCATGTTTCTGTTGGGGTATTGGAAGAGAGCTATATACAGCACCGTTCATCTGGATTCCTGCCGACAGATGCGAGATCAAGCAAGTTACAGACGATAAGTATACCTGCTACGAGCGATTCCGTGTAAAGAATATGCAGGTTGTATGCGGTAAAATCACTGCATTAAGTATTGCCAACGATAAGGGCATAGAGGTTTACAGGATGGGAGCCATTGCGATTCAAGATGTCGCCCAGCAAGCGACAAAAACAGGAACGAGCCGACCAACACCAATTCTTGTTGAAGAAACAGAAATCAATATTATCAAGGCAGAGCTTGCAAGAACTGGAGTTACAGAGTCACAGATTTGTGAAGCATACCATATCACAAACCTGAAAGAAATGTCTATGAATCAGTTTTACAATTGCAAGGTTAGATTAAAAGCTTCAAAAACTAAGGAGGAAAAATAATGGCAAAGTTGACACCATTGAAAGCAATCCGCGCCAAGTGCATGGATTGCACAGCAGGGCAGTTTATTGAGATTCGCCTTTGTACCTGCACAAAATGCCCTCTGTACGAGTACAGAATGGGAAAACGTCCTAAGGGTGAGGAAAGTATCGCTGAGGAAGTTGAAACCGAGAATAGCGCAGATAGCGCGGCACTTATTGGCACAGATGAAGAATTTGAGGAGGGTGAAGATGAATAAAGTAATTTTGATGGGAAGATTGACACGTGATCCAGAAGTCAGATACGCGAATCAGGGCACACGACAGATGGCGGTTGCTAGATACACTCTGGCAGTAGATCGCAGAGTATCAAAGCAAGGAGACCAGACAGCAGATTTTATCAACTGCGTAGCATTTGACAATCAGGCAGAGTTTTGCGAGAAGTATATGCACCAGGGAATGAAGATGCTTGTAACAGGACACTTGCAGACAGGCAGCTACACCAACAGAGAGGGGCAGAAGGTGTACACCACTGATGTGGTGATTGAATCGCAGGAGTTTTGCGAGAAGAGAAGCGAGGGCGAGTCATACGTACCTCATCCTGCTATGGCAGAGGCACAGAAGAACACACCGCCAAGTCAGCATAAGGGCGGATGGATGAATATTCCTGATGGCGTAGAAGATGAAGGTTTGCCGTTTAATTGATAGGGGGTCAAAACAATGCTTTTAATGGATTTGAAGAGAAGTACAGCCTACAACGTAGATTCTTTTGCGGCCATCTACTACAGAGAAAAATGTATATATATTGGCAACAACTATGGAAAGCGGATTGTAGCAGAGTATGATGATGAAAAAACTTGTGCAAAAGCATTTTACAGAATCGTTACGCAGATGAGCACGAAAGGAGTAAGGTTAGTTTTTGCACCAACGCAGATTGAGGTTGAACAATGGTAGTTTCTGGAAAGTTTGATGGCATGAGCCTATCACTAGATGGCAAGCTAAAAATCACCTTTTCTGTATCTGAGAAAGAAAAAGCTCTGCGAGAGGTGGAAGAAATCAAAGATGTAGAAAAGCTTGATATCACTGCAGAAAAGCACCGCAGCAAGCGAAGTTTGGATGCAAACGCATACTTTTGGGTGCTGTGCGATAAGATGGCAAAACGTCTAGGCTCAGACAAGTGGACAATCTACCTCTTGCAGCTCTCAAAGTATGGAGTTTTTGCAGACCTGAGAGCAACCGCCCAGGCACTGGATATCTTAAAAGAAAAGTTCCGATACACTGAGATTTTGAGCGCGGATGATGATAGCTATATAGTGCGATGCTACTTTGGTTCATCCACCTACAACACGAAAGAAATGAGTGATTTGATACATGGCACGGTATCGGACGCAGAGTCATTGGGCATTGATACCATCACCCCCGAAGAATTAGAGAGAATGCTTGCTATCTGGAAGGGCAGCAACAACATGAAAGATTATTAATAGCGTTTAACCCCCTCGTAGATGCCTTTTAAAGCGATTTGAGGCTTTAGGTGATAACTTATAGCCTAAAGCACATCAAAAAGCTAAAAGGCATTGTAGAGGGGCAAGAAAGGAGTAAAGAATGAAGATTATTAAGTATGGCAACCGTAAGTTAAAGACGAAGCGTTTTACATGCCAGTATTGCGAAAGTATTTTTGATGCAGAACCGAGTGAGTACAAAACGACTTTTGCGAAGAATACTAAGTACAATACCGTAACCTGCCCTTGCTGTGGCTTGCAGGTGATGCAGGCAGAGGAGGAATAAACGGATGGCGAAAAGATATTATTGGCTGAAATTGCCAGAAGATTTTTTCAGGCAGAAGGCTATCAAAAAGCTGAGAAGAATTGCAGGAGGAGATACCTACACAGTAATTTACCTTAAAATGCTTTTGCTGGCACTCAAGCAGGAAGGAAAGCTTTTCTTTGAGGGAGTGGAAGATGATTTCTGCGATGAGCTTGCACTTGATTTGGACGAAGAGCCAGACAACGTAAAAATAACAATTCAGTTTCTAATTGCACAGGGATTGATGCAGGAATGTGCAGATAATGAGTATATTTTGCCAGAGTGCACGAATCTGACAGGCTCAGAAGACCCCAGTGCAGCACGTGTAAGAGCTTATAGAAGCAGAAAAGCGTTACAATGTAACGCGGATGTAACGGAGTGTAACGCGGATGTAACAACCTGTAACACAGAGATAGAGAAAGAGAAGAGTAAAGAGAGAAATAAAGAGAAAAAGACAAATACAGAGGATAGAGAAGAGGTAGAGGCAAAGGGTCAATCCGTTCCAAATGTAACGGATTCACCGACACAAGATGTCGGTACTGCTGATATAGAGGAGATTATCCAAGCATGGAATACGCTTGGAACTATGGGAATTGCAGAGGTTTACAAGATTGTTCCATCCAGTAAGCGATATGGCAACTTAAAAGCACGGCTTAAACAATATGGCAAAGAAGCGGTATTGAAAGCCATTGAAAATATCAGATCAAGCAGCTTTTTATGTGGTGATAACAAAAAGGGATGGATGATAACCTTTGACTGGTTTGTATTGCCAAACAATTTTATCAAGGTGTGGGAAGGAAATTACAATACTTGGGTGCAGAAGGACACCCCATTGAAGAAAGGAGATAAATTAGATGCTGTACAAGAATGGTTCAGAGAATCAACAGAAAGCAATGTGGGCGCAGGTGGTAGCAGCCCTTCAAACAGCCTATCCAACCAAGGGTTTTTTGGATTCTAAGGCGGCTATTTCTTTGTGGTATCAGATGTTACAGGATATCCCGATGCAGCAGGTTGAGGACGCGGCAAAGCGGTATATCATGGAGGAGCATTTCCCCCCTACAATCGCAGATATCCGCAAGCGTTGCTTCACTCAGCAAGCGGCAGCACTCCCAGACTGGGAGCAGGGTTGGGCTGAGTGGCTGACAGCGATGCACAAGTATGGATATATGCGAGAGGACGAGGCTATTGAGAGCTTGAGTCCGATTACAAAAGAGGTTGTAAAGTGTCTGGGTTGGAAAAATCTCTGCCATAGCCAGAACTTAGAGGGTGATAGAATCGCCTTTCGAGAGGTACATGGTAGATATGTACAGCAAGCAAGAGAGAATTTGCAGCTACCAGAGCAGCTAAAAGTGAACCATTATCAGATACCAACGTATGCCGAGGAGAGATTGCAGATTGAGGCAATTCAGAATGGTATGAGGTATATCGGAACGGATCAGAGAACAGAAGGGTATGCAGAAGTGGCTGCAAGCCGTATCCGAGAAAGGATTGAAGGAGGTGTAAACAGTGGAAGATATTAGAGCTAAGGCGGAAGAGTGGAATGCAAGCACAACAAAGAAAGTACCGTATGAGTTTGTAGAGTTTTGCGAAGGTAAGAGAAGCGTTGAGACGAGTGGAAAATATTGTACATGGAAACGGTGCTCTTATATAAGCTTGGAATCTGTGAATACAGCTTGTGGAAATGAAATTGCATTCATAAACGCTAGAGGGCTAGAAAAATACAAATTCTGCCCGTATTGTGGTAAAAAAATTAAGCTGAATAAGGAGGATTAAATGATTAACTATTTAGTTACAGCATACTTAGTTGTTTGCGGAATTGCTACAGGAGATGCCTTAACTTTGGTTGCAGCAGGTGTATTTGCTGTAGCAGGAGCTATTGCATGTGCAGATTTTAGAGGGAAGAAATAGGCGTCTGTGAGTCGTTTAGTGCATAAGGAGAAATATGAACATGGAATTAAAAGTAGTGCAGGGGCTTCGCCCTTGCTACGTTAAGCAGGGAGTGAGAAAAAAGCCAGCAATGTTCCATCAGTGGGAAAACGTAAGTTACCCAGTAAGAGAGGAGTTATTTATTGGTGGTATGCCATCTGGAATCGTTTCACATACTCTGGCAATCGTAGAGTACGAGAACGGAGAGGTGTGCAAGGAACAGCCAGAAAACATTATTTTTACGGATAGCAAAGAATATGCTTTTCCGAGAGAGGAGGAAGAAGATGAGATTGATTGATGCGGATGCAATTAAAGAAGTGATTGATGATGTGTGCAGAGAAGGTATAGACGGAGTAGATAATGAGCTAGATAACGATGATCCAGTAACAGCAATGTATGTGGCAAGAATCCTTCACTTGGTTAATAATAAGCTTAAGAAAAAAATTGATGAAGCACCTACAGTAGCGGAACAAAATTGGGTGTATTGTGAAGAGAGATTGCCAGAAATGGAAGTAACTCGTGAAGCTTCATTTTTCAAGAAGTATCGCTCAGAACCGGTTCTGGTGCAGACAAAGAGAGGGGAAATATTCCTAGCAGTCTGCGAGAAAACGGAATACAAGGAGGGCAAACGGTCTTGCGTTGAATGGTATGCGTTTGGAACAAAAGGCAGAAAGATGAAAGTCATGAGCAAAGTTGTGACGTGGATGCCAAAGCCAGAACCGAATTTTGATTTAGAGGCTAAGAAAAAATGAAAAGCATAATGCAGACAAAAAAAGAGTGCTATGTCTGCCGAGAACTGGTAGGGGCAGAAATGTCCCTGCCAGACACAGGGCTTGAAATGCACCACATTTTCGGAGGGACGGCAAACAGAAAGCTATCCGAGAAGTATGGATTAAAGGTTTGGCTGTGCCATAGCCACCATAATGAACCACCTTGTGGTGTACATTTTTGCAAAGAAGCAGCGGAAAAGCTGCATGAAGAAGGGCAGAAAGCATTTGAAAGAAGATATCCCAACGAAGATTTTAAAACGATTTTTGGGAAGAATTACAGGAGGTAAGAAATGGCAGAAAGAGAGTGGAATCCAAAAATTGGAGACAAGGTATATTGTGTATGTGAGTACTACACAAGCGATTACACGATGAGATATAAGGGACTGGAAGGTTTTAGAAATTACGGACTTGAGGTAGTGGAGAGCGTTGTAAAATCTCCGTACAAGTGGAAAAGTGGTGGGCTAGGTTGCGTATCCGTGTGCTTACACAGAGAGGTAGGCGACAATGCCAATAACTTATTCTATTGGAAAAAGAGCGACCTAGGCACAAGATTATTTTCTACACGAGAGGAAGCTGCGGCTGTAGCAGATGCCAGAGCGCACAGCATGGACTTGGGACTGTGGGGGAAGAAGTACGAGAACCGCCCCATGTACAAGAACTGGTTGCACTGGGAAAAACCAGAAATGCGGAAAAACGGAGCAGAAGCCACAAAAACTCCAGAAAATGGAGCAAAGACCAGAGAGCGCACAAAGAGAAAATCAAAGCAGGTATTTAAACGCAAGGCAGAGCTGCCAGAAGAAATCTATACACAGTGGAGAGATGGAAAGCTTACAACCGCAGAAGGGGCAAAGATAATCGGGGTAGCAGCAGTAACTTTTGAAAAGTACGCATACGAGCAGATAAAAGCCAGAGGAGAAAAGCACACAGGATATTCCAGAAACAGAAAGAAACTTGAAATTGAAAATTTTGAAGAAAATTATCAGAAATGGAGAGATGGCAAGTTAAGCGGAGTAGATGCTGCTGAGAGATGTAAGGTATCACAGGCAACATTTACAAAATATGCAAATGAGCAGCTTAAAGCCAGAGGAGAAAGTAAAAAAAGCTCTCCACATTGCCCTCTTCCAGATAATTTTTATGAAATTTTCGCAAAAGTGGATAGCGGAAGAATCCCGATAGCAGAAGGTGCAAGGCAGTGCGATATGCCGTATCGCAGATTTTTATATCAGGTGGAACGGGTACGGAAGGAAAAGAAAAACTGAAGGAGGATTAAACATGGAAATTGCAGTATTTGTAGCAGGAGTATTTACAGGAATCATTGTAACTATCGTTTTTTGCATTGTGTGCAGCAGGTGGTGATGATGATTGAACACATCACGCTATAAGAACTGGTGGTACAACATAGTACTGGGAATGATTAACCACTATGCAAGGGCTACACCCAATACGCGGCAAGGAAAGTTGATAGAAAAGGCAATGGAGCAGGCTGTAAAAGAAACTGCAATAAAGCATGGGAATTACAGAGATAGGCTGCAAGCTATAGAGCTGTTATTCTTTGAGGGCTACAGCGTGCCTAAGGTATCAATGATATTAAGCTTCTCGGAGCGCACAATTCAGCGGTGGAAAATAGATTTTGTAAACTCCGTTGGGAAAAATGCAGGATTCTAAAAGTTGGCACAACATCAATCAAAATTAGTTCTACAATGTGGGAGTACGGAGAAAGCTGTTGACGACTCTATACACCTCCTATAAGCCACAGGCGGTAAAAGTGGCTGAGTTGATACACACTCCCCCAGTGCAATTCTGGTTCGCCACACCCTTAGGGTGCATAGCCGTCTGGAAAGGCGGCTTTTCTTGATATACGGAAAGCAGGTGAACAAAATGGCAAGAGCACCAGATGCAAGGATTGATCAGGCAAAGGAATTGTACTTGCAGGGTAAAAAATTAACCGAGATTGCAAGTCAGTTGGGCTTGCCAGAAGGGACAGTTAGACGATGGAAAAGCACTTACAAGTGGGATAAGGGAGACACCGAGCGTTCGGAAAAGAGAAACGAACGTTCACTAAAAAATAACGAGCGTTCGGATAAAAAGAAAACCCTAAAGGAAAGAACTGTAGAGTCCGAAGTTAAGCAGGTGATGGAGAATCCAGAAATGACAGATAGACAGCGGCTTTTCTGCATGTTTTATGTTCGCTGTTTTAATGCAACTAAAGCGTACCAGAAAGCCTATCAGTGCAGTTATGAATCAGCCGTAACAAATGCATATCGCATGATGGAAAATGAGGGAATACGAAACGAGATTCAACGTCTGAAACAGCATCGTCTGAATAGAGAGCTGCTTTCTGAATCGGATATCTTCCAGAAGTACATGGACATTGCATTTTCCGATATCACCGATTATCTAACCTTTGGAACGGAGGAAGTTCCAGTAATAGGGGCATCTGGACTGGTAGAAATAAAAGACCCCGACACAGGAGAGAAAAAACCACTTACCAAGATCGTTAATGTCGTTCGTTTCAAGCCCTCTGCTGAGATAGACGGAACTATCCTCACGGAAGTTAAGCAGGGGAAAGATGGGGCAAGCATCAAACTAGCAGACCGTATGAAAGCACTTGATTGGCTAGCAGCGCATATGGACTTGGCTACAGCCGAGCAAAAGGCAAAGATAGCACAGATCAACGCACAAACCGAGCGGCTAAAGCAGGATAACGAGCAGGAAGAACTTGCTGATGATGGATTCCTGCAAGCACTTGAAGGTAATGCTGCTGCGGATTGGGAGGGCTGGACAGATGAGCCTGATAAAGAAAGTTAAACAGTTTTTTCATTTTAAACCATTCTCTCCAAAGCAACGCAAGGTGCTTAATTGGTGGTGTGATACATCCCCAGTAAAAGATATGGAGGGTATCATTGCAGATGGTGCTATTCGATCAGGAAAAACACTGAGTATGTCACTAGCCTTTGTATTTTGGGCTATGACTACCTTCGAAAACCAGAATTTTGCAATGTGTGGTAAAACCATTGGATCATTTCGCCGCAACGTCCTTTTTTGGCTAAAGCTGATGCTAAGAGCCAGAGGCTACAAAGTAGAAGATCATCGAGCCGACAATCTGATTGTCATATCGAGAGGAGAAACGGAGAACTACTTTTATGTCTTTGGCGGCAAGGATGAGCGATCACAAGATTTGATACAGGGTATCACACTTGCAGGTGTATTTTTTGATGAAGTGGCTCTTATGCCTGAGAGCTTCGTTAACCAAGCGACAGGACGTTGTTCAGTAGATGGTTCAAAATTCTGGTTTAACTGCAATCCTGATTCACCTTCACACTGGTTCAAAGTAAATTGGATAGATAAGCGCAAGGAAAAGAAACTGATTTACCTGCACTTTACCATGGACGATAACCTCTCACTCTCGGAAGAAATCAAAGAACGATACCGCAGCATGTACGTGGGAGTGTTCTATAAGCGTTATATTCTCGGACTCTGGTGCATAGCTGAGGGACTTGTATATGATATGTTTTCGAAAGAAGAGAACGTGTTAAAAGAAGAACCTGACACAATCGGAGATTATTACGTTTCTTCTGATTTTGGTATTCAAAACGCAACGACTTTTCTGCTTTGGCGCAGAATTGCAGGGACAGACGATTGGCTATGCCTGAAAGAATACTACTACAGTGGGCGAGAGAAGAGTCAACAAAAGACAGTGGGACAGCTTGTAGACGGACTTATAGAAATGTTGGGTGGCGTTAAGCCAAAGCAGGTAATCATTGACCCCTCTGCTGCTGCGCTGAAAGTAGAGGTAAGAAACCGAGGGCTGCATGTAAAGGATGCGGATAACGATGTAACGAATGGAATTTCAGACGTTTCAACCATGCTGCAAACTAGGCGATTAAAGTTTATGGCTTGCTGCAAATACACCATAAAAGAGTTTGGGGCTTACGTGTGGGATCAGAAAGCCCTAGACCGAGGCGAGGAGAAAGTGGACAAGGAAAGCGATCATTGCATGGATGCAGTACGATATTTTGTAAGAACCAAGAGATTGATAAAAAAGACAAGAGCCGCACTTGATGCAGCAGTAGCAAGCGGCAATTACATGCTATAAGGAGATTAGATTGAAAACGTATCAAGATTTGATGAAAGTTCCAGACGAGGGCAAGGGTGATTTCTGCGTAGAAGCTGTGGCAGAGTTCCGAGGAACAAAGGAGTACGCAGAAGCCAAAGACGGTGAACGGTATTACAACAAGCACAACACAACAATAGAGCAATTCCAGAAGTTTTTATATACGGTAAGTGGTAAGCGAGTAAAAGATATTTTCTCAGCAAATTACAAGCTCAAAACACTCTTTTTCCGTAGATTGTGCCAACAGCAAGTGCAGTATGTACTAGGAAACGGCTTGAAGTTGGAGAAACCAGAGAACAAAGAAAAGCTTGGGAAAGATTTTGATTTTAAGTTACAGCTTGCAGCAAAAAGAGCTATGGCAGGAGGTAGAGCTTTCGGCTTTTGGAACTTAGATCATCTGGAGGTGTTCGGGTACGCTGATACACCATCACAGCCGGGTTTTTGCCCTCTGTATGATGAGGAGACATCACAGCTAATGGCAGGTATTAGGTATTGGTATCGCCAAATTGGGTTAGATGTTATCTTTCATTGCACGTTATATGAGCCAGACGGCTATACCGATTACATTCAGACCAACAACGACCCAGTGAGGACAAAGGATGGAAAACATGGCTATATCAAGACAATCAAACACACGGCTGTAGGAGTAGATGAGGAAATTGAAAGCAACTACTCAGGGTTGCCGATCATCCCACTATATGCCAACGACTCACATGAGAGCGAATTGGTAGGCATCAAAGAGAGCATAGATTGCTACGATTATATCAAGAGTGGGCTTGCAAATGATATTGATGATACCGCAGGATTCTACTGGGTACTAAAAAACGAGGGAGGTATGGACGATCCAGACCTTGCAAAATTCATCCAGCGCATGAAGTCCGTAAGGGCGTCAGTAGTTGAGGATGGAACAGAAGTAGAAGCACATACACTAGAGGTTCCAACAGAAGCAAGAAATACCATGTTGGAAATCCTCAGACGTGATATATACGAGGACTTCCAAGCTCTGGACGTATCCACGCTCTCAGCGGCTGCAAAGACTACGCAAGAGATTCAAGCGGCTTATCAGTCACAGGATAACAAGTGTGCGGATTTTGAGTATTACATATTGGATTTTGTTCAAAGCATTCTTGAACTTGCAGGAATCAGTGGCAACCCAACACTTACTTGGAACAGAGTTGTAAACCAAAACGAGCAAACAAACATGGTGCTATCAGCTGCAAACTATCTTTCTGACGAGTGCGTTATACAACATCTTCCGTTCCTTACTCCTGAGGAAGCTATTGCAGAAATCGAAAAGCGGCAGGCAGAAGAAATTAAGAGATTTTCAGCAGACGATGAAGAGGACGAGGATGACGAAGAGGAAGGGACTGATACTAATTGAATTACTCCGACAAATACACAGAAAAAAGGCTGAGAGAGGTAGAAAAGCGGCTACAACAGGTATATCAGGAAGCGCACAAAGAACTGAAAGAAAAGGCTACGGAGTACTTTAAAACGTTTCAATCACGCTACCTGAAAGAGTATAACGCATACATGGAAGGAAAATATACAGACGCAGAGTTCTTCCAGTGGGTTAATAATCAGGTAGCACGAGGGGCAAGGTGGGAAGCTCTGAGAAATCAGATGGCAAGGCGACTCACTGATGCAAATAAATTGGCGGCTGACTATATCAACAACGTTACCCCTGAGGTGTTCCGTGAGAACTACAACTACTCAGCCTATGAGATTGAGAAGGGAAGCGGCATAAGCTTTGGCCTTCTGGACGAGGACACAATCAGGAGGCTGTCTGAGGGGGAGATTGAGTTGCTACCACCTGCAAGAGTAGATATCCCAGAGGATGAGCGATGGAATCGCCAAAAGGTGCAGAATGCAGTGCTGCAAGGTATTTTACAAGGGGATGCAGTGGGCGATTTGGCAAAACGGCTAGAAAACGTAACCAACATGAACCGCAGCGCAGCTATCAGAAATGCAAGGACGATGATAACAGGTGCGCAGAATGGTGGGCGGCAGGAAAGCTATAACCGTGCCTCTGCCATAGGGATTGAAATACAGAAAGAATGGATGTCGGCAAACGACAACCAAGTGAGAAATTCGCACAGGCAATTAAACGGAGTAAGGGTGAGGTATGACGAGCCTTTCCCAAACGGCTGTATGTACCCTGCTGACCCTAAAGGCAAGCCGTGCGAGGTATACGGCTGCCGCTGTACTATGGTAGCAATCACAATACATTCAGATCAGATGAGGAGAAACGATCACAGCGTAAAAAGTTATAAAGAATGGAAACAGAGACATGGGAATAAGAATTGAGATTGATAATACTGAGGCTGTTATCCGTGCCAGTCGCGATCAGATCAAAAAAGCACTAGAGGAGTGCGGACTGACAGCGGAACGATATGCCAAGGAAAAATGTCCAGTAGACACTGGAAACCTACGCAATAGCATCACACACCAGATGGACGGAGACAACAAGGTACTGATAGGCTCTAATGCTTCTTATGCCGCGTATGTTGAGTGCGGCACTGGAAAGTATGCTGACGGTGGAAGAAAAACCTCGTGGGTATACGAGGATAGCAAGGGTAACTGGCATATGACAAATGGGCAGAAAGCGCGACCATATTTGAAGCCTGCACTTGCAAATCATACAGATGAGTATGCGAAGATCATACGAGAGAATTTGGAGGGTTAACGCCCTCCTTTTTCTTTTGCCATTTTGAAAGTTGGCACAACATCAATCAAAAATCATGGTAGGGTGTAGCCACTGTAAAGAATAACAGTCGCAATACGGCTATAGCGCGAGAATGCGCCCCAAAGAATAGGAGAAGAAATAGCAATGGCATTAAAAAAATCAGATTTTAGAGAGATCATTAAAAACCAAAACGCAACCGATGAGGAGAAAATTTCTGAGATTCTTGAGCTAGCACACGCTGAGGTAGACTCGATCAAGACCGAGCGTGACACCTTAAAGACTCAGCTTGTCGAAGCTCAGAAGGGCAACAGCGACAAGGAAAACGAGTGGAAAACCAAGTATGAGTCCGAGCATGATGCTTTTGAAAAGTATAAGAGCGATCAGGCACAGGCGGCAGAGCTTACAGCGAAAGAAAACGCTTACAAGCAGTTGCTTACTGATGCAGGAGTTTCCAACAAGCTGGTTGATCTGGTAGTAAGGGCAAGCGCAAAGCAGATTTCCGATATCAAGCTTAAAGATGGCAAGATTGAGGGAGCTGATGAGCTTACAAAGTCCATCAAGACGGAATACAAAGATTACATCGTGGATACGCAGAAGAAGGGGGCAAACCTCCCGAACCCACCGAAGAACGATGAATCAAATGATTTTGAGAAGATGAGCCTTGGGGACAAGATGGCATATGCAAATGAGCACCCAGATGCACCAGAGGTTAAGACATGGCTCTCGAAGTAAAGGAGTAATACATGGGAGTATTTGATAGTAAACACTTTAACAGTGAGGTATTTGGAAAATACCTTGAAACCGTGCCGAGAATCAAGCAGAACGCTTTTTTAAAGGCAGGTATTTTTAACGCAAGACCAGAGATCAAGACAATGTTATCGGAGCAGACAGGCGGTAACTACGTTAGTCTGCCTATGGTTGGCTTGATCAACGGAACACCGAAGAATTATGACGGTGCAACAGATATTACGGCTGATACCATTGATACCTATATGCAGGGCATGGTTGTGTATGGACGTGCACAGGCATGGGAAGAGAAGGACTTCACACAGGATATTACAGGGCATGACTTCATGGCTGAGATTGCCAAGCAGGTTGCAGGCTACTGGGACGATGATCTACAGAACAACATTCTGGCGATACTTGAGGGTATTTTCGGAATGACAGAAACTGAGGACAAGAATTTTGTAGACGCTCACACACTGGATATCACAGAGGAAACTGATACAAAGGTTGGTGCAACCACACTTAACAATGCGGTGCAGAAAGCAGCAGGTGCAAACAAAAATATCTTCACACTTGTTATTGCACATTCACAGGTGGCTACCAACTTGGAGAACTTACAGCTCTTGCAGTATGGCAAAGGTGTAGACGCAAACGGAGTCGAGAAGGACTTAACGCTTGCTACATGGAATGGCAGAACCGTGTTAATTGATGATGATGTGCCGTTCGACTCTAGTTCTGGCGCATACACTTCTTACATTTTGGGTAGAGGCGCATTTGACTACTGCGATATTGGCGCAAAAGTACCAAATGAGACAACTCGTGATCCTCTCAAGGCAGGTGGTAAGGATCTCTTAATTTCGCGTCAGCGCAAGTTGCTTGCACCTAGAGGTATTAGCTATAAGACACCAACCACAACAACTTCCCCGATGCCGACTGATTTTAAGACTGCAACCAACTGGTCTCTCGTAAAGAATGAGGGCGGTACAAGACTTAATCACAAGGCGATCCCGATTGCACGTATCAAGTCTTTAGGCTAAGAAAGGTGGGGCTATGCTGTATCAGGTATTAACACACATACGCAACTTTTTTGTTGCACCTAATGGCACGCATGAGGGTGTTTTCACACTCCGAGATAATAATATCTACATTGATGATGCAGGAGTACAGCAGCCCATCACCTTTCTGCAAGAGGGGCAATATTTTCTGGTTCAAGGCTCTGTCTTCCATGATGGGGTGTACAGATATCCTTGCGAATGCAGAGTGGAGGAGCGATTTACCGGTTCGATTTCCGCCCTCTGCATACCGCAGGAAGTCGTTGATCTTGCACTGGATATCGAGGAGTGGCAGAAGAAATACGGAGACCCTACACCGTATATGTCGGAGTCTTTTGGCGGCTACAGCTATACCAAGGCGACCCAAGGAAGCACAGGAACCGCCACTTGGCAGGAGGCTTTCAGAAACCGCCTGCACACATGGAGGAAGATATGAAACTTGTAGAAAATATGATGGAAAATTGTAGACTGATTGAGAAAAAGCGTGTACCAGATGGTGCAGGAGGTTTTCAGACTACATGGGTAGAAGGGGCAGGCTTTCAGGCGGCTATTAGCCGTGATACATCCTTAGACGCTCGTGTCGCTGAGAAATCAGGAGTAACAAGCGTTTTTACGGTTACAACTCATAGATCATGCCAGCTTGCATATCATGATGTTTTCAAGCGGCTTTCGGACGGCAAGACCTTTCGCGTAACCTCTGATGCAGGAGACAAGGTATCACCGCAGGTATCGGGATTAGATATGGCGCAGGTGACAGCAGAAAAATGGGAGTTAACGACATGATGGATCAGGTAAACGTAATGGGTTGCAATTACAAAATCATTAGAGTAAGCCGCGACCAATATAAAACGTGTGAGGGTGCTGATGGATGGTGTGATTTCTACGGAAAGAAAATTTACTATGTAGACCCTGAGACAGACCCCGACAGCGATCCAATTGCAACATCGCCAGAGGAACTAGTAAAGCATGTTTTAAGGCACGAGATTGTTCATGCTTTCCTCGCAGAGTCAGGGCTTGCTTTTAGCTCACACAGCATTGTCGGTGCATGGGCGATGAATGAAGAAATGGTGGACTGGATTGCATGGAACGGTGACAAACTGCATAAGGCATGGAAGGAGACAGGACTAGTTGAGTAAAGATAAGGCACTACAGGCATGGTTTACGGCTTTTGGCATGGTGGCTTATCCTTCTACATCTGTTCCCGATGACACAGTTTTTCCGTGGCTGACCTATGAGTATATCACAGGCAGCTTCGGGGATTCGGACGTGCCTATAGCAGTAAATATGTGGTTTTGGACGGAATCGGAGTCAATCCCCAACCAAAAAGCCGAGGAATTTAGGAAATATATCTTAGAACATGATTTGATTGAGTGTGACGAGGGCTTGATCTGGGTAAAAACTGGTGTTCCGTGGTGTCAGTCCCTCACTGACGAGACATCACCGACAGTAAAACGCAGATACATAAACGTCACACTCGAATATTTAACGAGGTAATCAAAATGGGAAAAGCAGCAACAAAATTGCCAGATAAAGTATTTGAGCACATCCAAATGAATGCAGGCATTTTAATGTCTGAGTTTGATCCTCAGACATGGACAATTACTGCAACAAATATTATTGGCGCAACTTCTGGCGGTATCAATTTCACTGATACTCCATCTTTTACGGATTATGGCGAGGACATTGATAACTGCCCGAAGAACACCAAGGAGCTGAAAGAGCTTGATAGCCGAGAAATTAAGGTATCAGGTACTTATGTAGCAGTAACAGCAGAACAAATTAAGAATCTTGCGGCAGCAGCAGACATCGACACGTCTAAGGCAACAATCACACCTCGTACAACACTTACAGATGCAGATTTTGCAGATATCTGGTTTGTAGGAGATTATGGAAAAGGTGGATTTATCGCGATCAACATTAAGAATGCACTTTCAACAGGTGGCTTCAACTTGCAGACCACCGACAAGGCAAAGGGTACTTTTACCTTTGAGTATACAGCACACTATAGCCTTGAGAATCCAGATGAAGTGCCATACAAAGTATACGTTAAGGCAGGTGGCGAGTGATGAAATTATCAGATATCAAAGGCGATCAGGTACTTGATGTACTTGCAGAAGTAATTGTTCCAGTAACCAATATTGCAATGGATGAAGCAGCAGCGGCAATTTTTAAAAAGGCAGAGCTTCCAGAGGGCGAAAGCAGAACTACTTTTGCATTGAAACGCATTCAGAAAAATATTCCTGCACTCATCAAGGGGCATAAGGACGATTTAATTAAAATCATGGCTATTATCTCACAGCAGACCGAGGACGAGTACAGACAGGGGTTGAGCATGGCATCGTTTATTCACGATCTTACTGACCTAATGTCAGACGAGGAATTCGTAAAGCTTTTTACCTGAGCGCAGACGAGGAGACGCGGAGAGTGATTTACCTCTGCATAGGAGATTACAGAGGGCGAACACTAGCGGGTTTTTTTGCGTATGTGCAAGGCAGACATGCACAGTACGTAGAGAACCTGCTTTATCGCGTTTATGTGACGGATGCGCTGCAAAAAATCTGTGAAAACACTGCTAACTTTGCAGGCGGACACATCATGCAGCAGCGATATTATGATGCGGCATATGGCAAGCCCAAAAAGGAAGAAGATGCAGAAGAGATCATAACAAAAATTATTAAAGCGGCAGGACTGGAGGTGAGGCTGTGAATATACTCGAGCTGGTGGCAGGAATCTCCGTTGACTCATCTGGCATGGAAGAGGATTTAGAATCTCTTGCTACACGTGCTGTAGCAAAGGGCAAGCTAATTGCAGATGCTATAGGCACAGTAGCCTCCAAAGGCTTTGATTTGCTGAAAGGAGCGATTACATCATCGGTTGATACTGGTATGTCGTTTGATACTGCGGTATCACAAATTGCTGCTACAACAGGCAAGACGGTAGATCAGATACAAGATTTAAAAGCTGCTGCTGAGAAGATGGGAGCAACAACCAAATTTACAGCAACCGAAGCAGCAGAAGGTATCAATATATTATCGCAGGCTGGCATGTCGGCGGCTGATATTTTAAACGAAGATGCCAATGGAGCTACCCTTTTAAGTACGACACTTGATCTTGCTTCGGCTGGCGCAATGTCGATGGAATCCTCTGCTACATACCTTACAGCATCATTGAAAGGCTTTAAAAAAGAGGGCAAATCCGCGGCATACTATGCAGATTTGATGGCTAAGGGTGCTACCCTTGCAAATACTAATGTAAGCGGTTTGGGAGAGGCATTATCTGGTGTATCTGCCAATGCCTCAGCTTACGGGCAGGCTTCGGACTCTGTAACACTATCTCTGCTTAAATTGGCAGAAGCTAATGTTACTGGCTCGAATGCAACGACTGCGCTTAACTCTGCAATGTCTGAGGTCTACACACCTACAGATCAGGCTAAAAAGGCTTTAGATAGCTTGGGAGTATCTGCATATAACGCTGACGGAACTGCACGTGATTTTAACGATGTGGTAGATAATCTCACAGGTTCATTATCTGGAATGACGGATCAGCAAAAGAACGCTACCCTTAATACTATCTTTGGTGTGCAAGGGCTTGATGCATACAATAAGATGGCGGCTGTATCGGCTGATAAAACAAACGAGTTTAAAGCGGCTCTTGCAGATGCAGGTGGTTCGGCTGCATCACAGGCGCAGACACAGTTAGACAATCTTGAAGGTTCAATGACTCTTCTTGATTCTGCGGTGGACGGTCTGAAATTAGCTTTTTATAAATTGTTTTCTGGCGAATTAAAGGCGGCGATTGACCTCATTTCGGAGTCGGTATCTATTTTAACTGATGGACTGTCACAAGGTGGACTGTTAGGAGTGGTTAAGGCATTTGGAAAAGTAGCTGAAAATGTGTTTACTAAACTACTTGCAAAGCTTAGCTCTATAACTAAGCTACCTCTTGTATCATGGTTTAAGCAGTTGAAAAAGACAGCTTCCACAGCTTTCTCAGGTGTAGGAAGCGCAGTAAAAGAGCTATTTACGGTATTTGAGCCACTCATTGAAGTAGTGCAAGATTTTTTAGGAGTAGCGGAAGATTCTTCCTCTGCAATGGAAAAAGCACAAGGGAAAATGTCTGCGGCTAAAAGTGTAGTGGACACCTTAAAACAGGGTATCTCAGCGGCAGGAGAAATTGTAAGCAAATTTGTTTCTGGCCCACTTACAGCCCTTGCAAAAATCTTCGCAGGACACCTTCTGAATAATTTCAAATTATTTTCCTCTGTTGCAACAGCGGTATTTGATTTTATTGGTAGCTTGCCGATTATGGAGTGGATAGGTCAGCTCACAAGCGCTGTATCTGGTGCATTTAGCAGCATTATCAATGCGTTTATGCCACTGATGACGGCATTTGAAAGCCTGAAAAGCTATCTTATAGAACTTGTTACTAACTTTCTTGATTCTGGCAGTGCTGCGGATGCTTTCGGGGTAGCAATAACAGTCCTTGGAGCAATCGTTGATGGTATTGCAGCGGCTATTCAAATTGCAGGCGATGTAATCGGGGGTGTAATTTCCTTCCTTGCATCTGTAATTGAGCAGATTGTAACCGATGCACAGACAGATGGAACTGTGATCAATGGTATTATTACTGGCATTCAGTCAGCAGTGGAAGTAGCATTCACAGCCATTCAAGAATTTATTACAACAGCTTTTACAGTGATTCAGGACGTTTGGAACAACGTTCTTTTACCAGTATTTGCAGGAATCTACGATTGGGTTGTGGCAAATCTGCAACCTGCTTTTGAAGTGGCATTTAATGCAATCAGCACTGTAATATCTGGAACATTCGAATCTATACAGATGGTGTGGGAGACAATACTATACCCAGTATTCTCAGCACTGATTGAATCAGTTCGGGATAATATCGCCCCATTGTTTGAAACCGCTTTTACAGCAATCAAAGGATTTGTGGAAACGGCTTTTCAAGGCATCGTTGACACATGGAATAATCATTTACAGCCATGTTGGGAAGCTATCAGGCAATTTATTGATGGCACGCTTGTACCTGCTTTTGATAGAGTATCTACTTATATCAGAGATACCTTAAAACCGATATTTGATGATTTGGGAAATTTCCTGCGAGACACTTTGAAACCAACTTTTGATTCTGTTTTTTCTGCAATTTCTGGATATGTAGAAACCGCCTTTTCGACCATTACAAGCTTATATGATACCGTTTTAAAGCCTATGCTTGATGGCATGATAGATTTTATTTCTAATATTTTCGCAGGCAAATGGAGTGAAGCGTGGAATGGAATTGTCAATACATTTAGTACTGTATTTGGTGGAATAGTCGGAACGGCAAAAATTCCTATCAATGCAGTTATTGGATTGATCAATAGAGCAATCGGTTTCGTAGAATCAGGCTTGAATGCAATCGTGGGCGCAATGAATAGGATTTCTGTTTCAGTTCCAGAATGGGTTCCTGGCATCGGTGGTAGCCATTTTGGTTTTAACATTTCACCAGTGAGTTTTGATAGAATCAACCAGCTTGAAGAGGGCGGCATACTTCGCAAGGGGCAGAAAGGCTACTTGGAAGGTGCAGGAGACGAGGCAGTTGTGCCACTTGAAAAATCGGAAGGTTGGCTGAATGCCCTTGCTAAGAAGATCAACGGAAGTGGAAAGAACCGCCAACCAATCACTATCAATATTAACGGCTATAACAAAGACAAGCAGGAACTTGCGGACGCTGTAGCCGAGGAGGTATCAAAACGCATGGCAGACGATTATGACAGAGATAGGAGGGTATTTGCATGATGCACTACTTAATATACAATGGCGAATCCTCTGCCGACTATGATCTTTTAGTGGGAGCGCAAAACACTTTCAACGCTCCCAAAAGAAGTGTAACAAAGTATACGATACCTGGCAGGAACGGAGATTTGATCAAGGATAACGGATGCTTTGAAAATATCTCCGTACCCTACACTATAGTGTGCAAAAGTGGGTTTGAGAACCTTGCGGACTCGATCAGCGCATGGCTCAAAAGTCCAACAAGCTATTGCAGACTAGAGGATAGTCACCATCCAGAGTACTACAGGATGGGACTTGTGACGGATGCTATCACCTACACAACAGGAGCCCTTAATCACAGCGCAAAAGCCACAGTTACTTTTGATTGTAAGCCCCAGAAATGGCTTACAGATGGAGAGAGGGCAGAAAAATTTACTTCGGCAGGTATAATTTTCAATCCTACAAAGTTCGCTTCGAAACCACTTATAAAAGTATATGGGAATGGACAATCTACCCTAAAAATTGGCGATTATTCGATGAGTTTAAAATTGCAGGCTTATGTAACTATCGACTCTGAGTTGATGAACTGCACCAGAGGAAATATGAACATGAACAGTTATGTGGTGCTTGCTTCTGGCTTCCCAGAACTTAAATCTGGGATAAATTTAATTACTTTTACTGGTGGAATAACATCAATAGAGATTACTGGGAGGTGGTGGACAATTTGATACCGATTTTATATTCAGCGACCGAAAAGCTTTTTAAATCACAGGGCTTGGGAGCTTTGGTGGATATGATTAGCTGCAAAGTCACCGAAGAAAGAAATGGCTCATATGAGTTGACAATGACTTACCCTTTGAGCGGTCAGCATTTTAAGGATTTGGAATTATCAAGAATTATCAAAGCCGTACCGTCCTACAAAACCGATCCAGAACCGTTTCGCATTTACGCTATCAGCAAGCCTTTAAATGGTATTGTAAAGGTAAATGCGGAGCATATCTCATATCAGCTATCACATATACCAGTAACACCCTTTGAAGCATCTAACGTAGTGGAGGCGATGGATAACCTCAAAAAGTACTCAGCAGAGGATAACCCTTTTTCTTTCTGGACTAGCAAAGAAACGCAAGCAAAAATGGCTTTTACAGTTCCGACCTCTTGCCGTGCTCTGCTTGGTGGTGTAGAGGGGAGCATTTTGGATACCTACAAGGGCGAGTATGAGTTTACTGGATACACCGTAAAGCTACACCAAAACCGAGGATCAAATAAAGGTGTAACAATTCGCTATGGCAAGAACCTCACCGATCTAAAACAAGAGGAAAGTATTGCGAACACGATCACAGGTATCTGCCCTTTCTGGAAAAGTGAGGAAACCGAAGAGGTTGTAACACTTCCAGAAGTATCAGTGTACAGCAAGTACGCAAATAACTTTCCGTATAAACGGACTGCGGTACATGATTTTTCGGCAAGCTTTGAGGAAAAACCAACCGCAGAACAACTTAGAGCCAAAGCAGAAAATTACATCACGCAGAGCGGTGTAGGCGTGCCGGATGTATCTCTTACAGTATCTTTTGTAGTACTGTCGCAGTTTGAGGAGTACAAAGATATAGCTGCATTAGAGTCTGTCAACCTCTGTGATACAGTAAACGTTATTTTTGAAAATTTGGGTATCAACACAACTGCAAAAGTTGTAAAAACCGTGTATGATGTGCTACTTGATAAATATGATAGTATCACGGTAGGAAGTACCCAAAACAGCCTCACCAAGAAGCTCACGGAGATTGACGAGAACACGCAAGAGGAAATCAACAAGGAAACCTCTGCCAGAAAAAGAGCGATTGCAGAGCTTGTAAAGAAGGTAGAGCAGGGCAGCGGTTTGTATGTAACTGATAAAGGAACTGGTGGGGCGCATGATTGGTTTTTACATGATAAGCCATCGCTGAATGAGTCCCAGACCATCATCCGCATCAATGACGGTGGCATGATCTTTTCTGTTGATGGCGGCGAGACTTACAACGGCTTAGATTGGAGCGGTACAGCAATCTTGCAAAAAATCTACACTGTGGGCATCAACGCAGCGTATATAGATACTGGACAGCTAAAGGTTGTAGATAACGCTGGAAAGACTCTTTTTTGTGCCGATATGGACTCAGGCGAAGTAACTATAAACTCTGGCTTGCTTAAAGTTGGTGCGGGATATATTAACACTAACGGACGTTTTAAAATTGGCTCTATGTATTCGCAGGGTGGAGTATATAACAAAGATACAGGGATATACGAGCGGCAAGATGTGTGTTTTGATAAGGCAATATTTATCAATTATGGAATTGAGCTTTACGGCAATAACGACTCAGCTGAGGGTATTGCATACTGCGATTTCCATTCTGGCTCAGACGTAACGACAGGTGATAACTTATATGATTACACTGGACGTTTGCAAAACTATCTTGCGCCTACTGGGACAAGTGAGTTTACGTTTTCCGGGAAGAAAAAGGTTAATGATACAGAGGCAGGAACTTGTACAGTTGCAGTAAATGGAACTATCGTACACTCATCTGATAAAAGGCTAAAGGATAACATCAAAGATATATCTTGTGATACCGCCACAGACTGGATAATGGCTTTAAACCCAGTGACGTATACTTACAAGGCTGATAGTGAGCTTAAAGTGCATCATGGACTTGTATATCAAGAGGTGCAAAAAACCGCAAAAGAATTATCTATGGATAATCTGGCATTGCTACAAGAGTTTAGAGGTGCTGATAAAGTAGTTTACGGTGCTATTGGCTACGAAGAGCTGATAGCCGATCTCATAAAAGTGGTACAAAATCATGAAAAAATTTTGAGAGGAGAACAAAATGATTAAAGCAATTTATGACCTGGATATGACCCCGATGAGAACTCTTCCAATCATCATTAATGTATCACAATATGATGATCTCGGAAGAACACTTGTTTTTAACTTATTTTCATCCTCTGGTAAGTGGACTGCCCCCACCTCTGCGGCTGTAACTTTTGAGGGTGGTAAGCCTGATGGCAAGTTTTTTTCGTATAACTGCGCATACTCCAACGGCACTGTAACTGTGACTATACAGCAGCAAATGACCGCTGTAGCAGGTAAGGTAAGATGCAAAATCAAGGTAGAATCTGGTGATAAGGTTGTGGAGTCTGCCCCTATCATCATGATTGTAGATGCTGCCGCAGTGCCAGACGGCTCTGACATGTCCAAGAGTGACATTAACGATGCTATCGCTAATGCCACGCAGAAAATCGTTGATCAAGTTAAGGATAATATCCCCTCAGACTACTCTCAGCTAAGTACCGATGTTAGTTCACTAAAACAGGATAAAGTTGACAAACCGTCTATTGCTGATAATGGTAAAATACCAAGGGCAAAGAGCGGTGGCGTTGAGTGGGTAGAAGTTGGACAGCCTACAGATGAACAAACAAACAGCGCAGTAGAAAGTTGGTTAAACGAGCATCCAGAAGCAACTACAACAGTACAAGATGGAAGTGTAACCGAACAAAAAATATTCAATAGTTTTTTACCTTATATTAAAAAGGACTACATAACACCGCAAATGTTTGGCGCAAAAGGTGATGGCATTATTGATGACACAAAAGCAATACAGGAAGCAATAGTATTTTGTGAAAACAGCAGAAGGCTATTATACATTCCAAGCGGAGTGTACATTGTTTCTGACACGTTAACAATATCTAAATCAATAGCAATTCTTGGAAGTTCGGTACATAAAGACGTATTGTCAAGTTATAATGAATACATGGGTATTAGTGTTTTGAAATTTATTGCAAAATCAGATAAAACACTTATTGTCGCTAGTGAAAAAGCTTATGATGTTTCGATAAATTCTTTGGTTTTTTTAGCTATATCATATGAGGTGCATGTGAGTGGAAATATTTCTGTGGGAGGAGATTGCAAAAAGTATTATGAGTATACAAAAGAGACTTATGAACTAAATGGAGTAAATGTTGAAAAAACGGCAAGGTGTAGTATTGATAATTGTTCATTTGTTGGATTTTCTGGTTTCGGAATTATAACAGGGCAACATAGACATATAACTGATTGTGATTTTTCACATTGTAACATTGCAATATATTGCACAAATTATGACAATTTGATTCATAATTGTTGGTTCAGGTTTTGTTCTATTTGTATTTATTCAAATGTCAATAATACACTATTTCTGTCCGACAGCTGGTTCGATCAGATAGAACAAATAGCAATCAAATATGACCAAGGCGGTTTTATGATGATTAGTAATTGCGAATTTGATTTGATAGAATATTGTGCAATATATTCAAAATATTTATATTATTCATCTATACAGGGAAGAATGAGCAGGTGTGGATTATACTATGGAGGTTTTGAGCCGAAAGATGTTCCAACAGAGGACGAATATAAATCATGTTGTATTTATTCAAAAAGTGTATCAAAGCTTAATAATATACAAGTAAATATGCAGAGGAGAGAAATAAAACCTGGATATGGAATTGCCCCGTCCTCTTTTTTTTGTGGTACTGGCATGTATAAGTCAAATTTAATTTTAGATGCAGACAAAGAACACGTTTCAAAAACATGGAATTTTGAAGATACAAATTTAATTGTGTCTGGACGACAGTATAAAGCGAGATATTCACTAACATATAATAGCGTTGGTTGTGCTTCGAAAGACAATAACGATCCAAACGGGTCGTATTACAGTATTGATATCGGTGATATGTATATATCGACAAGTGGAAGGATTTATATATCAACTAAAAAAAATAGCAACGAAGACTGGGTTCTTATAGGTTCTAAATCAATTTAGTTTAATTATAGTTTCGTATTTTAACGAGATTCTTGATTAACTAAAGAAGCTATAGTTAACCAAAAAAATAGCAAAAACACACCACAAAGGAGGATATCCAGTGGAACTATTACAAGTAGTATTACCTGCTTGCATATCAGCAGCGGCAACGCTGTTGGTATGCGTGCTAACTAATCACGGGCAGCTTGAACGTACTCGCATTCTGATGGAGTATAAGTTGGACGAGCTGGCGAAAAAAGTCGAGAAGCATAACAACTTAATCGAGCGCACTTACAAGCTTGAGGAACAGGCATCTGTGATGCATGAGCAAATTCTGGTGGCTAATCACAGAATCAAAGATTTGGAAGATAAGGAGAGCGAACATGAGTAAAAAATGGGTAAAAAATGTAGGAATCCGCTGTATCAAGACTATGGCACAGGCGGCTATTGGCGTGATTGGAAGTAGCGCACTGATTTCTCAGGTAGACTGGAAGGTGTGTGTATCTACCGTGGCACTTGCAGGTATCACCTGCGTACTTATGAACATTTCACAGATCAAGGAGGAAGAATAAATGGAAATTGCAGGAATGGATCATTTCCAAAGCGTATGTAAAAATAAGCTTGTCGAATGGTATCACAAATACAAGCCTTCTGAGAATATCACAAAGACCAATGTTTTTGTTGTATGGAGTTGTAAAGCATTGCAAAACTGGAAATGCCTTGTGGCAACTACTATATCAGGTGACGGGATTTACGCTGAGTATACATATAACGGTGATAAAAAAGAACTGTATGAGGATATTTACAGAAAAGTGACTAACACTTGCTATAAGGAGGACTAGTTAATGGTACGTGTAGGTAGTGCAAGGATTGACGAGAACGGCAAGCTAATTGACGGACAGGCAGGAGATCAGACAGGACAGGAAGTAGCTGTAGAAGCATGGTATCGCCATGATAAGGGGTGGGTAGTTATCCGTGCTAAAGATGCAGCAGTGCGTGAGCGCATTGCACAGTGCATGGAAGCAGCGTGCGCAAATAATAATATCGGTTACGATCAGTCTACATCTTGGGATTTGTACGACAAGGCTAAGCAGTACGGATGGGATTGCAGCAAGGTTAACACCCCAGTGGAGACAGACTGTAGCAGCCTTGTACGTGTATGTGTGGCATGTGCTTTGCAGCGCGACATTCCGTGGTTTTCTACTGCCAACGAAGTTGAGGTTCTTGATTCTACGGATGAATTCGAAATTATCCGTGAGCCAAAATGTACAGAGTCCTCAGCATATCAGATGCGTGGAGATATCCTGTGTACAACTGTACAGGGGCATACTGTAGTAGTACTGGATGATGGCTCTAAAGTGGAGTGCGAGATTATCTCAACTGGTAACACTACCCTCTGCGGTACTGGCATAGGTACAGCAGTAGCAAAGCAGGCTATGCACGTAAGGGATGGAGCAAGTACCTCTGCCACCTCGTATACCGTGATCTTAGCAGGGGTAGCCGTGGAAGTGTTGGCACTTACTGCATTAGGGTGGTACAAAATTGTGTGGCCAGGTGCGTCATGCGGCTACGCATATACTAAGGCAGGTGACGCATACTATAACTATATCAGCAAGGTATCAGGCTTTGCAGTGGGTGATGCAGTAAGCTTTGTAGGCGGTAAGCAGTACATCTCAGCCAATGCAGCTACCCCAGTACCTGCACAACCTTGCAAGGCACAGGTAACACGGATATATGAGAGTGGCAAGCACAAGTATCATGTAATCGGGGATAACGTCTACGGATGGGTGGACGAGACAGACCTGCGGAAAGGATAACTGATGGATGCACAAAAAATGCTTTTGCGTGATGCGATTGATACAGCAATCCGCGCTGAACGGCAGCTAATCCGTTGCCGCCTTGCGTTAGTAGTTTCAGTTCTTGCCAATGCTGCCTTGATTGCTTATATAGTAGTGAGGTAGCATATATGGATAGAGGGCTTGTTAAGATATTTTGGGGATGCGGTGACAATGGCATAATTGAGTATGCCCTGATGAGGGCACGGCTGAATCGGAAAGAGAAAGAGGCAGTAACTTATCTTCTGGATGAGTGTATGTCTCAGGAAGAAGCAGCGGAAAAGATGTGCGTAAGCACACGAAGATTTCAAGAATATTGGTACTCGGCATCTGATAAGCTGCTGTCCCTTCCGTGGCTTGCAGCTTATGCAGAAGAGTTGAAAAAATAGCATGGGTGGGGAAATTCCCCACCTTTTGCGTTGACGTAATAAAAAATTAGTGGTATTGTAGAAGGGCAGAAAAGAAAATGGAGGGACACACAATGAGAAAATCTTTGTACGCATTAACCATGGCACTTGCACTTGCAGTATCTACAACCCCAGTAATGGCAGAAGAAACAAGCACAGAAGAAGGAGCTGAGATTGCAGCAGACGAGAACACAGTAGAAGGTATCGAGGCAATGATCCAAAAGCTTGAAAAGCAGATTGCGGAATTGAAGCAGAAATTAAAAGAGCTTCGAGGGGAAGATGCAATTCAGGAGGGCGATATCGTATATCAGGACGATATGGTAATCATTACCTACAATGGCATATCTGATGAGTATGGACGATATGATATCATGCTTACTGCCGAGAATTTGACTGATAAAAAAATTCGTGTGCAGACATCTGATACATCAATCAATGGCTACATGACATATCAGATGTTTTCTGTTGGCTTAGAAGCTAATAAGAAATCAAAAGGAGCGCTCACAATTGACGACAGTGTAGAGGTTGAAAACATTGAAGATTTGCAGAATATAGAGACAAAAATTCAAGTATTGGATGATACTACATACGAAGAGCTTCTTCTTACTGACCCAATTACTATCAATTTCAACATTGAAAAATAAAAAAATGAGAGAGCTTGCCAGAAATGGCAGGCTCTTTTTTGTACGTAAAATCAGCGTACCTGCATCGTGTCTTTTTCCCTCTGCATGTGTGATAATACAGCCATGGAGGGAAGAACGCATGTATAAAAGATATAATCCAAACCCAGTTGCAGCAAGAGTAGGAGATTGCACCGTCAGGGCATTATGCAAGGCTCTCGATCAGGACTGGGACAAGACCTACTTACAGCTTTGCGTGCAGGGCTTGCTGATGGCTGATATGCCGTCTGCAAATGCCGTGTGGGGCGCATACCTGCATGACAAAGGTTTTAGGCGAGGTATAGTCTCTGAAGCTTGCCCTATCTGCTATAACGTTGCATCATTCGCGGCAGAACATCCACAAGGGGTGTATGTATTGGCACTGGGAAGCCATGTTGTAACTGTGGTTGATGGTGATTATTTTGATACATGGGATTCAGGGCAGGAAATCCCCCTCTATTTCTGGGAAAGGAGTGACGAAGCATGAACGGATATAACCCTTACTATGGATATCAACCTTATAGCCCACCAGTCCCAGATCAGCTAGCACAACTGCGGTACAATCAGGGGATGCAGCAGGGAATGCAGCAGGGCTTTCAAGGGTTCGGGCAGCAAAGCAATGATGAACGTATCTGGGTGCAGGGCAAGAACGCGGCAGAAGCTTATCTAGTGGCGGCAAATGGCTTTGTAAGACTTTGGGACAGCAACGGACAAGTTTTTTACGAAAAACGAGCTGATGCATCAGGGCGACCGTGCATGGAAACCTACGAGTACAAACGACTGGGCGCAGAGCTGCCTAAAACGGGAGCAGAAAGCAAGAGTAGTGTAAATGATTACTCAAAAGAGATTGATAGCTTGAAGGTACGGCTAGCGGCACTAGAAAAACGTTTAAACGATGGAGGTAGAGCAAATGTTTCAGAATCCAATGCAGATGATACAGCAGTTTAATCAGTTCAAAAAGACTTTTCAAGGTGATCCAAAAGCAGAGGTGCAGAAACTCCTCACCTCTGGCAAGATCAATCAGCAGCAACTCAATCAGTTGCAAGCAATGGCACAGCAGTTCCAAGGACTGCTGAATGGCGGTAAGTAAATCACGCTAAAAGCGTTGATTATATATCTCATTGAAAGGAGAAAAAAACATGAGTTTAACAAGCGAAAGTATGACTCCTGCCGATATCGCAGCAGTAACAGGCAACTGCGGTGGTAATGGTATGTGGGGCGATGGTGGCGCATGGTGGATTATCATCCTCTTCCTGTTCGTATTTTGCGGATGGGGCGGCAATGGATGGGGAAACAACGGAGGTGCAGCAGGTGCGGCAGATAACTACGTGCTTGCAAGCGATTTTGCAACCTTGCAGCGACAGATTGATAGCTCTACAGCATCGCTAGAGCGCAAATCCGATGCGATCAACAGCGGCTTATGTGATGGATTCTATGCCCAGAACACTACCGCGTTGACAGGATTTTCAAACGTAAACCAGAACCTTTGTAATGGATTTGCACAGGCTGAGTTATCCAGAGCCAACGGGCAGATGAATCTTATGCAGCAGATGAACGCTAATAACATCACGGCTATGCAGAATGCAAACGCTTTGCAGTCTCAGCTTGCGCAGTGCTGCTGCGATAACCGAGAGGCTATCTCTGGCGTGAACTACAACATGGCGATGAATACCAATGCGGTACAGCACAGTGTAGAGAATGGCTTCTGTCAGACGAACTACAACAACGCTTCCAATACACGTGATATCATCGACAACCAGAACAGCAACGCAAGAGCGATCCTTGATGCACTGAATGCGCAGCAGATTGCGGCAAAAGATGCGAAGATTGCAGAGCAGAGTCAGCAGATTTTTGGCTTGCAGTTAGCAGCATCACAGCAGGCACAGAATAATTACCTTGTGCAGACACTTAAACCTGCGCCAGTTCCGAGCTTCCCTGCTGGACAGCTCTACGGCTATATGAACGGTTGCTGCAATCCGTGCAATAGCTGTTCCTGATAGGGGGTGGCGAGTATGGCAGAATATACGTTAACCACACCTACAGCCGTCCCTCTGGGCGGTGCAGTGCCATATACCAACACAATTATCAAGGGTTGCTGTAACATTAAGCATAGAGCAGGTTCAGGGCAGGTGACTGTCAGGGGCGGCACTTGCTGCAATCCTGCAAAGTACCTCGTGTACTTCCATGCCAACGTAACAGGAGTTGCAGGAGCAATTCAGCTTGCACTTTTTCTGGATGGCGAGAGACTGCCAGAAACTTTAATGTCCGTTGTTCCTGTGGCTGCTACTGACGTTTGGTCAGTCGATGCAGAAACGGAATTTTGCGTAGACTGCTGCTGTGGCACAGTCTCAGCAAGAGTAGTAGAGGGTGCAACTGTTACAGTTAATACAGCGGAAATAATTGTGAAAAAGGAGGTGGCATAATGGGAGCAACGGAAGATTTGAAGCGAATGATTTGTACAGAGCTTGAAGAAATCGCACAGAAAGGTGAAATGTCCGCAGGTGATCTTGATACAGTATACAAGCTCATCGTATCGAAGGAAAAGCTTCTGCGCATTGACGAGCTTGAAGAAAAGCTTGGCTATAGCGAGGACGGCAGAAAATGGAGATACAGCAGAGACGGAGAGCCAGATGGCGGCAGCAGCTATGGACGGCATTATGTGAGGGCACACTACAGCAGAGACGGCAGAGGACGCTACAGCATGGATGAGGGACGCACGATGCTTGCAGATCAGATCAGAGATATGATTGATAACAGTGATCTGAGCCAGAACCAGAAAGGCGCACTCAGAAAGGCAATGGAAGCTTTGCAGGAATGATGATGGAAAGGGGGTAGAGCGATGCTTGATATGGACGAGATCAGAAGCGAGATTACACGGCTTGAGAACGAAAAAACAACTTACTCATCAGTGGAAAAGCTTGCTATGCTCTACATAGTACAAGAGCGCAACTCCCCTACACCAGAACCAGAGCCAGTTGAGATACAGCAAATGCCAAGATATGCGTATGCAGCAGCACCAACCGCCCCTAAATCTGATTTTTTAGAGGCGGTTGGAAAAGTACCGATAGAAAAAGCCTTAGATGTACTGGATGAGCACATGGAAGCAATAAAGCTGCTATATCCTAAGGAGTACAAGGCTGTGATCAACAAAATACTGACATAAAAAGAAGAGGGGAGCTGCGTGCCCTCCTCTTTTTTAATTTTTCTTATTGACTTTTAGCTTATTTAGAGATAATATGGAGTTGAGATAGAAATCTCATTCATGCTTGCAAAGGCATGTGGATTGAAAAAAAACTGAAGACAATAAGTCTAAAGAGAAAGCGGTGGAAATTCCACCGCCTTTTCTTTGTTTTTTACCTTAATCCCAAATGTGCGATCTGCAAGCCTCATCCCATTCTTCCTCCATTTCACGGAGTACAAGGGCAGGTTCTTCACCGTTGATGATTCTTTCCTTTGCTTTCCTTCCTGCGGATGCCTTTTCAAAATTTGCAGCGTATGCCCAAGCATCAGCCTTGATGTAAGCGGCGGCACGTGGGTATTTTTCCGACATAGCCTTTAAATCATAGTTCGGTTTTGATCTAACCCCTAATCCGCCTACATCATCAAATGACTTTTCAAATTCTTTGTGCCAGCTTGCGAGATCAGCTCTGGCAGCTTTCAATTCCTTGAGTCCTTCGATTGCATCAATTTTTGCCTGTCGCTCCTCTGCGGCTTTGATTTCTGTGTTGCGGCGGTCAACCAGATAATTGTATATTTCTGGTTTACGTGCTCTGATAATTTCCATAGCATTGTCGCCCTTGAGCTTTCTGGTTTCCAGAGCATAGATTGCGCCTGTTAGTACCTCTTTTCCATTCTTGTATTCAGTTTTCAACCCGATATCATATCGCTTAATTAGTGCTGCGATAGATGCGTTCTGTGCGTCAAATTTCATTTTGTGATTCCTCCTTTTTGATTTTCTCAAGCCCGTACAGCTCATATAAATATTCACTGACTTTTGCATGTTCTTTTTGTGGCTTATAGTAGCGCACTGGTATCAAATCTTTTTCAGTGATCTTCCGAGTTCCCCCATACATGCTAAACATTTTAAATGAGCCGTCTTCCAATTCTACGATGTAGTGGCGCGGCAGGAGTGGGGTTTCATATAATTGCTTTACTTTCATTTCTTTACTCCTTCCTTTTACAGTTAGCTTTCACTCAGCAATTTTTCAATTTCAGCTAAGCGTTTCAGCAACTTTTCTTTTTCCATTTCAAGTGTCTGAAAATCTTCTTTTACCATTCGTTCCAGTGCCAATCTAAAATAAATTGGGCACTTATTTACTCCCAGTTCCCAGTTCTGGAGTGTGCGCTTGGGGATTGAGTATAAATCCCCAAACTTTTGTTGGTTTAATCCAGTCAGCTCTCGAAGCTCCTTAACTTCCATCTTGTTTTAGTTCCTTTCTTTCTTCTGCCGCCAATTGTAAATTATCTTTGCGTTCTTGGAATAATGTTGACCATACTCAGGTCTTTCTCTCGGAAGATATGCACGGACACTTGATAAGCTTAACTTTACTGCCTTGGAAATATCTTCAACCCCCACCCCTTGACTATACAATTCAAGAATTTTTGCATGTGCTGCATTTAATACATATCCATGAGTGGCCAGGCACTTGGTTATTTTGTGATGAGAACAACCAGTTTGAATTGAAATAGGCTTAACTGCTCCATACTGCTTCCACAAATCAATTATAGCTTTGTCTGTCTTACTGATTTGATCACCCATCATTGTTCCTCTCTACACTCGGCACTATAGATGAGTTCCATATCTTTTCCAGCTTCGATATAGGAGTTGTAATCTGTCAGCTCACAATATGTTATTTCACCACTTACAGCATTAAACCATGCCTCCACATAGCCGTTATATGTTGCTTTCTTTGCCATTGCTCTTGCATGTGCTGCAATTCTGCCTTTGCCTGTCGTACTGAGCACGAATCTGCTGTTTTCTTTCTTCATTTCCATCTACCATACTACTTTTTTTGTAGTTCCTTTCTTTGTTATGACTATAGTATAGCACCGATTCGGTACTTTGTAAAGCATATATTTGCACTAAATCAGTGCTTTTTATTGATATCATTTAACTAGTTGCTATTATGTTACTATTACATCTGGCAAGGTGACATAATAGCAACAAAAAGAATAAAAAAATTATATAAAAAACACCTTAGACACCTTCTTACCATCAATCTCAATGCGCCTGATGGTGCGATGCCAGAAATCGCGCTTTCCATCCTTGGATAATTGCCAGTACATTTCTTCCCAATTATCGGGGAGCCGCTTTATTGGGCTGAGTGGGACTCTCTGGCTTTCAAGCTCTGCCATATCTGCCTTGAGCTGTGACGTCTTTTCTACATACTCAGCACGCCCCATATCTCCATCAAGGTATACATCTTTTAGTCGTTGGAGCTTGCCCTTGATGCGGCTGATTTCCTTTTCTGCATCCTTAGCCTTTTCTTGGCTTTGCGCAATGCTTGCTTCGTAGTCCGTGATCAGCTCGGACATATGCTCGATTAAGTAATCTTCCAGTTTGTGTTCCATGACAAAAGCAGGCTTCTCACAAACGTCCTTTCTTCTAACCTTTGTGCAGCATTGGTAGCAGCCTCTCTCAATTATCTCCCCATTTGCCCTGATGTGCTTGGATAGTTTTGAACCCATCCGCGCTCCACAACTGGCGCAAAATATCAGCCCCGTAAAGATATATACTCTATCATCTTTTGGCGTGCGTGGATAATGCACTCTGGCATTCTCTATAATCTTGTGCTGCTCTGGTGAGATGTATGCAGGCACATCAACTCCATAGTACGTGCCGTAATATGGCTCTTTATCTAAAATAAAGTGGGCGGTTTTGCGTGACATGCGCAGACCTAACTTTCTTGCAGCGTCCATGGCTGCTACTGGGCTGTAAGTGTCGAGGTAGGTATCAAAAAACGCTTGCATGGCATCCTTAGTGGCAGGATCATAGTCAATGGTACTAGGGGATGTCCTTATGTACCCTAACGGCATCCTACCTGCTATGATGTGCCCGTGCTCCCTTTTATACTCCAGTACAGCTCTAATACGCTCTGATGTGCGGTCAGACTCCGCCTGAGCCACTGAAAGCATGATATTTACTTTAAATACTCCTGCGGAAGTCTCTGTTTCGTAGTCCTCCCAAATCGCCCTCCATGGCACTTTTGCACCGTCCAAAACCTGCTGTACTGCATAGTAGTCTGCAACAGAACGAAACCATCTATCTAACTTTGTAAAAAGAATAATATCAATCTTGTGCTTTTTGCAATCTTCTAGCAGTTGCAGTAATGCAGGACGTGATTTGTATTTCTTTCTCGCGCTGATTCCTGCATCGTTGTAGATGCCTGCAATCGAAAAACCGCGTTCCTGGCAATAGTTCTTTAATGCGTCCAACTGGTTATCCACTGATAATCCATGTTCTTTTTGCTCTACAGTTGATACACGCACGTATATAGCCGCCCTTTTCTTTCCTTCCATTTCCTTTTCTGTATCCTTTCTTGTGTTACGTTTACATGATTAGTCATGTAAAAAGTGTTAAAAAAAGTATTATATCGCTTTCCTCTTTGTGTTAGCATGGAAACATCTTTTTTTTAAGGAGGTGCATCATATGGATAGAAAGGAGCTTATAAAAAAGATATCTAACCTACTGCAAACCTTTGATCTTGTCACACTGTTAGCCATTTACCGCACGCTTAAACGCGTACAGAAAGGAGCTGTAAATGAAAAAGATGCTGATTGAAAAGATAACTACTATGCTACAAACGCAAAGCGAAGATGTATTATTACTGATCTATGAGCTTTTGATGCGCATTTAGTGGGGTATAGCCCCCTTTTAAAACATTGTTAGTAGTCTTAGCGTGTCAATGTTTTTCTTGAGCTGTTCATCATCCATCTCAAGGATTTGTTTTGAAAAATTTAGAATGAATCGTGCCTTTGGGGAGTCCTCTGTGACTCCTCTAGCCAACTCTGCTGATATGATTTTCAGCTCGTCTCTCAAATCCATATTTACGTACCTGCTGCCAGTACCAGTACAAAGCCATTCTTTTCTCACTCCGTACATCTGGCAGATCAGCGTGATTGTCTGCACGCTTGGGGCTGTACGTCCTGCGCACATGCTTGATACTGATGCGGCAGTGATCCCAAGTGCCTTTGCCAGGTCAGCTTGCTTCTTCCCTTCGTGATCTAACACAGACTTGATTCTTTCACCTATCAGCTCATCACAGATTCGCTCTTTTGGTCGTCTCATTTCCTCACCTCCTACTTATATTATATCACATTTTAAATAGTAAGTAAACAACATTGTTAAATTAACTAATAAAAAGGGCATAGAAAACCCCTCGTGCCGAAAGGTAAACACGAGGGGCAGACAGAAAGGATAAAGGTACTCATTTGTGAATATCCCACATCAGAGAAAGGTGTAAAAGATGTGCGAATCCTTTACAGCCCTAACTATAAGTGCGATGAATAAAAAAAGCAAGGACTTTTTTGAGTCCCTGCTTTCTTTTTTTGCCTTTTTATTGCTGTCGGTAATATGCTTTTTACTTATCACCCTTACTGATCGCTGCATTTAGCTTCCTGATCATGTCCAACACGGCTTGCATTTGGGTTTCATCCAACTGCAAAAGATACTTGTTAAGCTCCACCAGAAAGTTATAAGTCTCTGGGTCGGTTTCTTCCTTATGGAAAAGTTGCGCTGTGATATTAGCTATCTCAGCTTGCTTTGTCATCGGAGCTTTCATTTCCCCTTCGCCAGTGCGAAACCACTCTTCACTAATTTGAAACTTCTTGCACAAGTCTATAATCGTCCTTGCACTTGGGGCACGCTTTCCACTTTCTAGCATCCACACATAGTTTTGTGATAGATTTAGTTCTTTTCCGAACTCTTCTTGTGTTAATCCACTTTCTTTTCTTATAGAAACTATTCTGTCTTTCATTTCTTGCATAAAGACACCTCCTTACATTATATAGTATATCTTACAAATTCTAACAAGTCAATAAAATATTAAAACTTTTTTCTAAAAAACTATTGACATGTTAGTAGTGATGTGCTATTATAAACTCACAAGTTAGATAACAGCTTGACAGAAAGGAAGGAAACAAAGATGAATAAGTTAGCAAATGCAAAGAGATTAACAGCGGAGATCGCAAAGGGACTTGCAAACAATGGATACGATGTAAAAGTCGACAGATTAAACGACTATGCAACAGAAATAACTGTTGAGGGAAGATATAAGATCGGTGTAACCGTTAACGCTGGTTATCCAGTTGTATACAACTACTTAACTGGAAATTCTTACGGTGGTGATGAATACGACACAATGAACTCCATGGCAGCAGCCATGAGCCAAATAATGAAAAACGCAATTTTTCGCCATTTAGTTAAGAAGCCAGAAGGAAGAACAATTACAGTTACACTCCATCCAGAGGATGAAGATGAAGAGAAAACCGTCACCTACACAGAAGTTAAAACTTATGGCTTCGTAGCAGGTAAGACAGCCAAGATGATTGAGAGTCACACGGACGGAAGTTGCATCGACAAAAATCATGAATATCTAGTGGTTGTATTCCGTGATTTAACAGAAACAGTATTTAGACGTAGCAGCGTTGTAGAGGTAAAAGAAGGAAACAGAATCATGGTGAATGGTTGGGATGAGGATGAACCTACAGCAGAAGAGCCGCAGCCGACACCAGAGGAAGCCGACAGAGAAGTAACGTATATCGACTTCAAGCCAGAGCAGGACTACAGCGAAGAAGAGCCAAAGGTAGAGAATAGCAAGGTTAAAGCAGTTGCACAGTATCTTAGCAACAAGATCACGGGATGGTACGAGAACGCAAGAATTGATTACGGTGTGAACGGTAAGTTCCTTAGCTGTAAGGCAGAGGGCGAAAACGGTATCCGCATCAACTGGGAAGAGAACGGCAAGGAGTACACAATGGTGATCAACTGGTTCACTGAGTACACCACAGAACACCTCTATAACATTTGGATGGAGCAGGGCGTAGAGGTTGAGGAAGTTGAAAAGCAGCCAAAGGAAGAAGAACAGCAGGTAGTGACCATTGATAACACACAGCTTTTTCTTAAAGATTTTGCAAAGAGCTTGGATGCAGCAGGATTCGCGACATCTTACAAGGAGCTTTATCAGGGTACATATAGTATACATGCTATAGCAGATCAAGGAGTCATGGTAGATGTAGGTTTTAACGAGGGAGTACCTTGCAAGACGTCAGCAAGTGCAGTTGTATATAGCGGTATAGATTGCATCATCATTGACCGCACAAAGTATAACACTGAGACAGAGTTTATCAAAGTGATTACAGAAATGGTTATAAGTGCTAGCACCAAAGAAAAGGGGCTTTCCAAAGCAACCAAGCTTTTTGAAAGTACAGATAGTACAGACAATAAGGTGCGAAAGCTCCGCAAGGAGTTTAAACAGTGGGAACTCTTGCAAGAAAGAGAAAAGGAAGCAGATGAAGCTTACGAAGCAAACTACAAGAATAAGGAGCTTGAGAAAGCAGCAGATGAAGCTTTCGAAGCTGAGTATAAGCAGTACGACAAGATAGCACGCATGATAGCAGAGCTTATTAACGTAGAGGTACTTGCTGCAAAAAGTATGCTTACCAATAGGGCAGAACGTGTTAAGAAAATCTTAGGACTGTAAAGTATTTGCTGAGCTAACGGCAAGACGGGCAGAGGGGGTAGCATGGTTATAGTTAATGGACATGAAGCAGAACACCTCAGAGAGCTACCACAAGCAGATCAGGACAGCATAGCGCATAACGTGCTGAGTGAGCTGTATAGAATCTGGTTGAGAGAGCATGGGATGCGCCTTGAGAGTATTGAGGTGAGCAGAAAGAAGAAGGAGGATGTGGGTGCATAAATACACGGTACGTTTTTACGTAGATTGGCAATTGGTAGCAGGCTGCATTATTGAAACCTATGACAAGGATAGTGCAGAAAAACTAG